CAGGTCCGGATACTGTGATTCTTTCAGACGTGCGAGACCCAGCAGAAGCTGCGGTGCAGATTGGTTCTGCAGCAGCGAATGCACTTACAAAGATTGGGCAGCGGGCTGCCTAACAAGCTCCGGTGTGGTCGGATCCTTCCGTCAGATCGTCCCCGGCCACACCGGTCCCATAATTATGAAACTACCAAAATCAAAAGAGGAGCTCCGGAGACTTCTCGAACTACGACGCTCTAACGCAGCTCGTCCAATTACTAATAAAAAGAAGTATACACGTAAAACCAAACACAACGACATAATGAAAGAAGGAACCGATGAAAACTAAAGTGCTACTTATATGTGCAGCCTTAGGCTTAGCTTTAATCTCAACTCCGGCGAATGCGGCAAGCGATAAAACTCTTGTCATTGTAGACTCCGGTATCAACACAAATCTTGACTGGGCGAAGAGCGCGGTCATCGAAGAAGCTTGCTTCATCGAGTACGGCTTGTGCCCAAACGGTAAGTCAAGTATGGTTGGCCCAGGCGCGGCTCACATAGATCCGACTCTTGTAAAAGACAAAGCTATGAGTCACGGTACACAGATGGCGTCGGTTGCAGTAACGGTAAACCCAGATGTAAAGATCGTGTTCGTTCGTGTTGTCGGAATGTCTCATAAGGGACACGCAAACACATACACAACAAAAGCTCTATCACTTGCTCTCGACTGGGTATCTGCAAATGCGGCACGGCTAAACGTTGGCGCGGTATCCGTTTCATTCGGGCGAGCTTATCGAGAAGCGGCATGCCCTATCGAAACCAAACTGCAAAACCAAATCGTCGGGCTAGCCTCAGTCAACGTGCCGGTAGTAGTATCAACGGGCAATGGCTCGGATCAAAAGAAAGTTCACTACCCAGCCTGTATCCCACAGGTAATAGCAGTAGGGGCAACGGATACTCGATACACGGTTAAGAATATTCAAGGCTGGGTTTACCCCATCATGCTTATCTCGAACTCCAGCCCGGACCTAGACCTATACGCCATGGGACGATGGACGGTAACCGATGTAAACGGAGTCAAGGCGGTTAGCCTGGGTACCTCAGGTGCAACGGTCTCAGTAGCTACCAGACTGACTCAAGAGCTATCGGGTGGCTTGGCCATAGGAACGGTAATGGATAACGTTAAGGCGTCTCTACAAAACGCGTACCGTACGGTAACGGTATTCGAACAAAAGTACTGGTAGCCTGATATAATAGTACTAAGCTCACCGGAACGTGCCTTTCCAATTCCGGGACAGGATATGGAAAAGTTCCGGTGAGCTCTACTAACGACGAAAGGACAACCGTGATAACGAAACAACGCACTTACATTCGCAGAGGCGATTTTCAATTCTGCGCAACTCAAGATCAGCATGACTATATTCACAACTATGACCCACGCTCAATTCTAGGTGACTCATACCAATGTCGCTACTGCGACGATTTCCAGGTCGGCTAATGAGTAGCGTTTACGTTGCCCATGAAGGCATGGATACATTTTTTGATTTCGCAGACACCGGATTCATTTTCTCTTCGGAAGAGCTAGTAAAGAACCCGGAGTTAATGGACGACATCGACAACGGTTATTGCGCCTCCTCGTGCGAGAAGATCGGATACGAGGTTACCCCTGGTCTTGCGAAAATGTTCTATGAGCTGGCTAAAAGCTACTGGGAGTTTGAAAACAAAAAATAATTCCGTAGGGTATTGTACTTTATAATAGAACCATGTTACAATTGTACTATACACAACGACGGAAGGAAAGTACATGGACTCACAAGATTGGATGCGCGGAGCTCAAAGCTTCTCGCTAGAGACTGCAGTCAACTTAAATGAAGAGTGGACTATAGCAGAGATTCGTACGATGGAAACTCTTCGAGCTGGCAAGATGTCTATTAAGGACATTGCAAAGCAATTAGGTCGCAGTTACTATTCTGTGGCAACAAAACTTGTTAACATCGGTGCGGTAAACCACCACAAGCAATCTAACAAACCAAAGGTAATCCTTAACACCTGCGGAACTTGTTTCACAACACCATCAAAGTCCGGGGTCTGCCTCTGCTGAGGCACCCTGTACTTCTTCCTCACCACCTGATATAATTAAACTGTTCAAGGGTGCTAGCCACTAGTTAAACTAGGCGGAACATGCGACGCCCGAGTCCACGTGCCGTGCATACTTTGCAGGCACCTCTGGCAAGATAGGCCGAAGATCACCGCGGCCCTTGAACACCTAAAACGACGAAAGGACACATGATGAGTAAGTACGACGCATACATTCAAAAGACCTGGGGTTCGCTCATTGGGCGAACAATCGTTAAGGTCCGCGAGCTAAACAAAGAAGAATTAGATATGTTCGGTTGGGAACAAGCTGGAGGTTCGATACCTGTAGTCTATATTCTCGACAACGGGCTTGGATTCGTACCGTCACAAGATCCTGAAGGTAATGGACCAGGACACGTATTCGTAGAGGAGATGAGTGCATGACGATTTCAGTTAACGATGGGAATGCTTTCTCATTCATTGGTGCCGGTCGGCGTGCTTTAATTAGTGCGGATCGTGAAGATGAGCTTGCAACCTTTACCGAAGAGATGACCTCAGGAGACTACACTCATCTCATTCAAACATTTCTCAAGTGGTTTCCAGAAGCGGAGATAGCTACATCATGAAAACAGCACTACGAATTAACACAGACTTCACAACTGAAGTCTTAGATCTTGAAGACGACAGTCTTAAAAAGCTACAAGGTGCGGTAGGCGGTTGGGTACAACCTGTTGATCTGCGCGATGATCTCTCACTTTGGTGTAACGAGGAAGGTAAGCTTATTGGCTTGCCAACAAACGTAATCGGAACTCACATGTGGGAAAAGTCTTTCGGAATGACAGACATTATCATGGGTGACATTGTGTTTACCGGTGGCACAGATGATGAGGGTGAGACCTTAAGCTTACCTCGTCCTTGGCAACTCCAACTTCAAGAGCTTGCCGATAAACTTCGTAGTTCTATGATATAATAGTACCAATGGACTTACTAAGTCTTGGAGCATAAGGGTATCCCATGGGGACATTACTCCCGATAAGCTGACGGTTACCGCAAGGTAACTTGACTTAGGAAATAGACAGAGCAATACTAACTTAGAGAAGTTCGGATTAAAACCGCATAGCAAAATCGACATGCGGTACTGCGCAAAAAGTGAAGCGCGAATCAGGCTCTTTGTGCGCAAACTGTCTTGTCCAGTGATTTGAAGCTGGCTGCGTGTATTCCAATCCATGCGGCCAGCTTCTTTCATTTAATTTTACTTTATAATAGAGACATGTTATAATTAACCTATACGACGAAAGGACACGAAATGGAAAACAAGGCAGACATAAATGATGTCATGCGGTCACTTCAAGACAACCAGCCTATTGGTTACGACACGGATATTTGGTGGGAGTACCCTGGCTACGTTCATATTCAATTAAATAAAGATTCTTACATAGCTTTTGGAAAGCATACGGCAAAAGATGCAGGCTATTCTTGGAATGATGAAAATGGAAAGATAAGTGGAGAAGTCGAGGACTTAGATGCGGAGCAGGTAGCTCTTACATTCTGGGGTCAAATGCTAAAAGACTTAGCAGTGTAATGTACTTTCTATCTATAGTATGATATAATTAACTTATACAAAACGACGAAGGGAAGAAAATGGAAGAGCAAGAAGACCAGGTGATCTACGACTCAAGTCTGACCTTAGATCAGCTCAAGCATATGTGGTGTTACATGGATGAAGAAGGCGCGGTAGAATTCACTCAGGAAGAAATCGACAAACTTGCCGACAACATTAATGATGCGATTCATGGTGCGATTGAAGACTTCTTAAACCACCGGAACAACTAATGAGTAGCAACTATCCACCAGGAGTCTCTGGGTCTGAATGGCAGATTGCCGGTGCAGACGAGAGCGAAGGTGTTCAAGAGCTGGACTGCGGTAATGACGAGTGCGATGCTTGCTATGAGGTTCCTAGCATCGAAGAATACTCCCACGACACTGTTACATGGACTGCCAATTGGGTGTGTAGTAAATGCGGTGAGGAAAACTCACGCGAAGGTTGGTACGACCCAAACAATAATTTCTAAACCAAGTATGATTAACTCAACTAAAGGAGAGAACGTGGAGTCTGCCATTACCGACGAAGTAGAAGTACTTGAGGAAGCGCCTAAGGATTCTTACGGTTGGGTTCCTTGCGATTCCTGCCAGACAGCTCAGGCAATCTGGAAAGTAAAAGGGAACTCCGGAGCTGAGTTATTCTTCTGCGGTCATCATAAAAACAAGATGGAAGCTGGGCTTACCGCCTGGGCAAATGAATTTGTGGAGATAGTTTACTTCGACAAGTAAACATGATATAATAGTACCAACAACGACGAAAGGACAAAAAATGAGTATAACAAATGGAACATCACTAAAAGGGTACGTTACTACTACTATGCGAGATCTTACTGCAGCTTTCGGTGAGCCTAATTTTTATTACCCAGGTGACAAGGTTACCGTTGAATGGGTTCATATCTTTGAAGATGGTTCAGTCGCTACAGTCTACGATTGGAAGCGCTACGATTTAGGTGCACCTGACATGGATGAAGTCATGGAGTATAACATCGGTGGATTTAATCATGGTGTGGTTGAGCTCGTAAAGAACGCAGTCCTCTCAAGAGAGGAAGCGATTTAATATGAACATCGAACTTACCGACAAGGATGTTGAACTAATCCTACGCGCTCTCGGAAGAGAAAAGGCGTCTTGCCAAAACGCAGGATTCCACCACCTCGCCCACATGGTTTCAGATCTTCAAGCTCGCGTTAAGAGTCAAGCTCAGGTGGCCGCATGAGTAGCGGTGGAGGAGACCTATGTACTGTGTGCGGGTTCAATGAGTCTGAGCACGATGACATGTTCGTAGACAACGCAACTGTAGTTGCTACCGTTCAACTTATCGCAGCGCAGTTACCGGAAGATCTTGCCCAGGTACTTAACACAGTTATTACCGACTGGAGAACTCACACTCTCCCTACATGCGACCCACTAGCAATTAACTAAAGGAACCCAATGATAGTAAAAAAAGAAGTTAGACAACACTTAGTGTTGCCGTTCGAAGCTACCGTTAAACTTGGTCTAATCAAAGACAAAGAAACTCGTGCAGCTTACGTGTACGCACTCCGCTGTAACAAGTGGACACTACAAAGTGTTGCGAATGCGATGGGTCTTACCCGAGAACGTATTCGTCAGATCGAATCGTCAGCTCAACCTTCTCTTGTTCTTAGCATTCTTGCTAATCCCGGAGAATTCCCTATGCCGTCCCTCCCAGTTGAGGATGTTGAGGTTAAGGAAGTACATGTCCCGATCTTGCCAAGCAAGGAGACTCTAGAACGTTTACTCGAGCTTCAGCCACTTGCGCAGAAGGTTCGATATGACCACAAGCAATACCGAGCTGAAGCTGAAGAGTATAGCGCTTTAATCTGGAAAGCTTACACGGTAGAAAAAGTTACTCTGTACCGTCTTGCTAAATGTCTTGGTGTTACCCATGGAGCTCTACGCTTTCGATTAGCTCGCTATGGATACTTACAACCTAAGACTGGTAAGAGCGAATGTTATCAGCCAGTCAAGACAGCGAATAGGGTTTTTCAATGAGCACCTTGTATGATCTTGTAAATGTTTTTGACCCACAAGGAAAATGGCTGGGCGAGTTCATCAATGAAACTGTAGCCAAGGATTGGCTACACAAACACAAGATGGATTTAACAACCCATGAGATTTCTAAGAGACGACCAGAATGGAAGAGAGAAGCATGAACGCCGATAAGCTAGAGATTGTTGACATGGACACACATCGAAATGGAATCGGTGGGATGCCGTTCACTGTAGCTCTCGTTGATGACCCTGAACAGTCAGATACCAAATTAGTAATCATGTTCCAGGCTGAAGGTCATACCGCAGTTCTATCTCTGAATAAGCTCATGGAGGAAGACATCTCGTTCGGGTCAAATTCCTGGAGGGGTGACCAGTATGAGTTTGCCCTACGCCCGGAGATGTGGCCAGACGAGGAAGATGTTACCGACGAGTAAGGTTTACTTTCTGCCACTACCATGTTATAATTAACCTATCAGCCAAGGTGGCTGGTAGAAAAGGAAAGAAAATGTTCAAAGGATTAGTCAAGGACAGCGCGGTTCTATACGCCGGTGTCAAGCTGGCTAAGCGCGGACGCGGTCGTAAAGAACGCGGCGCGGTTGAGATCCAGCCCCTTCCTGAAAACTTAATCAAGTTCCTAGATGAAAAGTACGAAGCCCTATGCAAGGCAGTGTACTTAAAGAATTAAACCTGATATAATAGTACTACCAAACGACGGAAGGAACAAAATGACTCAAAGATGGTGTCTCCTAAAAGACAGCGATGGTGCCCGTGGTGCTATCGGTAAGAAAAAGATCTACGAGGTAATCCTCGATGGATCTACAGTTCGCGCAACTTGGGGAATGGCTGAGAAATCTCAACGCCAGAACCAATCATTAAGTTTCGCTACAGACCAAAGCGCTCGTGTTGCTGCGGTTGCAAAGGTTAACTCTAAAATTGCAAAAGGATATAGACTCGCGTTCGCGGTCTAAGGAGAGAGGACAATATGAAAACATGCAAGGTCATCAACTGTGAAAACACAGAACTGGTCTATAGTGGCACCGCTGCACTTATACTAGGTGGTATTCCCACTGAAACATATTGCTACGACTGTGCTAATGCGTACAACCAAATTGATGCGGCTATGCACCACCCACAAAATACACTGACCAGTCGTGAGCCTGGTGACATGAGCTATCTAAATATTGCGTAATGATAACTATAGTTGAGTGTTCACGCTGCCAGGACCCACAGGTATTCAAACCCATGTCAATGGATTCTGATGTACCTGTGGCTTTGGAGCTGTCTCTCGATGGTGGGTACATGATGTTCGTAGATAACATCTACGCTACGGGTGCGGATAACCCTCTGCAATTTATGCTCTGTCATAAATGTGCTCATGAGTTTACCAAGTTCATGCACATACCCGAATCAACAGTGACAAACTGGCATCCTAAAACAGAGGATACCTATTGCAATGGCTGGTCTATTAACTGGGAGGAAAAACAATGGTACTAGAGTCTACAGATATACTTGCGATTATCATCGCGCTACTAGGCGCATGCCTCGTGATGATTCTTTCAATTCGTGACAATCGAGCTTTACGTATGGAAATAAACGAGCTCAAGAAATCTCTTGAGTCAAAGACAAAGACGAAAGGCACCAAATGATAGTAGCAACATTACACAAGAGCAAGGCACCAAACGCTGCATGGTTAGTTACAGTCAAGGATCTTGGCACAGGCGAAGCACGCTACGGTGCATTCAAATCTCTCGGACCCGCTAAGCGTGAGGCAGTCCTTTACGCTAGCTCGTTCCTCGATACAGATCGCAAACGTCTGCCTTGGGTTGAAGATGAAGCTCAGGCAGCCGAAGGTATCGGATACTTCCGTGCTGAGGTTGACGCCTAATTTACTTTTTCCAGTGTACCTGATATAATAGTACTACACTGACGGAAAGGAACAAAAATGGACATAGATGTAATCATCGCCAGCATTAACGCAGGGGTATACGATTCTTCCTTAACCAAACTAAAGGAAGCAATTGAGGATCGTCTTACTGCGTCTCGCAGTGAACGTACCATCAATGACTACCATATCGGTGACGCCGTGGTATTCAACAGCCTAACTGGGACTCGTTACATGGTGGGTCAAAAAGCTACCGTGGTAACCAAGAAGCAGAAGAAGGTCGTGGTTAAACTTGATAATCCTACAGGTAGGTTCGCACGGGTTAATCCAATCACCCGTGAGGTAGAATCAGCACTGGTAACAGTGCCTGTTGCGATAATCGACCTAGTCTAAAGACAAAGGTTAAACGCCTGGGTTATAGTTTACCCAGGCGTTTAGCCGTCTTCTGGAGAGGGAACTAGTGACTACACTCGCGGCAATACAAGGTGATGGCTGGTCCGTTCTCGGTTGCGATTCACGAGCATCTGATGAAGGTGGTCGATACATGGATCTTGCTACGCATAAAATTGTGCAGAACAATGGAGCGCTAATTGCTGTCTCCGGTGCATCGCGCGGTGGCAACATTGCTCAATTTGGTTGGAAGGCGCCTAAGCCTACTCGAACTGAAGACTTAGACATATTTATGACTAAGAAGTTCATACCTTCGCTTAGAAAAGCATTTCAAGATGCTGGTTACGAAGGTAAGGACGACGGAGCAGCTGCGGAGCATGACTCGAACTTAATTGTTTCAGTCCAGGGAGTTATCTATCCAATTTTTGGTGACTACTCTTGGGACAGAGAAGCTAGGAACGTTTATTACTCCGGAAGCGGAGGCGACATAGCTCTAGGAGCTTTAGAAGCTTTAAGCTATCGAAAAGCTAAGACTCCCGAAGCCGCGGAGAAGATCTTGCGTCGAGCTATTGAAATAGCTATACAGCATGACATCTACTCCGGTGGAGAGATCCACACCTTCGTGCAAGAAGAGTAAGTTACTGGAAGGTAACTTATCCTGATATAATAGTATACATAATGACAAATGACAAAGGAGACGAACAAATGGCAAGTATTATCGAAGAAGGGTACGCCCCGAAACACGAGCTAGACAGCTGGGACTTCCCTCTATGGAGTGAAATCCTGCCTGGTCTCTGGGTCGGTGGCACTGATGATAACGACACAATCGAAACATCTGCCAATACACGCTTGAGCCGTGAAATCACGAAGGACGATTTCGATACGGTAGTTACACTTTACGCTTGGGCAAAGCCAGCCGACTGGTTAGTTGATGAGCTACGTTTTGGTTTTTATGATTCAAACATCGAGCACATCGACTGGGAAAAGCTTTCGCGTGTAGTTGAATACGCGCACACAGCTTGGAAATCTGGTAACAAAACTTTAATTCGTTGTCAAGCTGGGCTTAACCGTTCTGGTCTGACTACAGCTCTCGTTCTTATGCGGGAAGGCTATGAAGCTGCAGATGCAATTTCTCTAATGCGTAGCAAGCGAACAAACTATGTTCTTTGCAATGCGGACTTTGAAAAGCACCTGCTCCAGCTAGGAGCACCGGATGCCGAGTAAACTACATGTAGCTTATGATGATGTCTATTTGAAGTGGAAGCTTGGCTCTGAAGGAGACAGTCACCCGACTAATCCTATGCGAGCTAAGCTTGCGACAGATCTTCTTTCAGAAGAATTTGATATCGAGCTTGTCACGCCTAATGCGACAGAGGTAGATCGAGATCGAGTACAGCTCGTACACGATTTACATTATGTTTCTAAGGTGCTGGATGATGGGCATTGCGGAGAGTGGCGTCCAAACAGTCTTGAAAAAGGTCAGGTTGCCTTAGAGATGTTTGCGGGCACAGTTCGCCTTGTTGAGAAGATCTTGGCTGGTGAAGCAAAGGTTGCGTTTAATCCTCAGGGAGCTAAGCACCACGCACAGTACGAGCATAGCTCTGGGTTCTGCGTGTTCAACGATATGGCTTGGGCTGCTCGTCAATTTGACCTCAAAGGGTTGCGGCCTATGTACATCGACTGGGATGCGCACCATGGCGATGGTGTAGAGAATCTTTTACGAGACCACTACGACATTGTTACTGCAAGTATTCACGATGGCACGATTTTTCCAGGTACTGGGCGAAGCGGGCATTCGCCAGACGAAGGAGTCTACAACTGGGCGCTACCGGCGAACAGCGGTGATGAAGCTTTCAAGAAGGCAATGGATGAGATCGAAGCACTAGCAGATGAGATCAAGCCAGACGTTATTCTCCTAGCTACGGGAGCTGATGCGCATAAGACAGATCCTCTGTCAACGCTACAGTTTGATTACCCAGGATATGAGTATGCGGCTAAGGCTGTAGCTCGTATAGCTAATAAGCATTCACAAGGTAGAGTTCTTATTGGAGGAGCTGGTGGTTATCAACCACTTGAGCATACTCCCGTAATTTGGGCAAAAGTTGTTTCGCAGATTTACCGAGACATTTCCTGATATAATTACCTTACTCGACTGGGTTAAGTCATTACCCCACATCGAGGGTCTCCCTAGTGTACTCCAATCCACTAGGTGATGACATCCTTTCTCAGGTAAAGAAGAAGCTAGGCGGCTAAAACCGTCTAGCTTTTTCTTTTTTAATGTACTATAGTACACATGGGTAAAAGTATAATGGAACATCTAGCGATGCTGCCAGAGGAAGAGCGTAACGAGATCCTTGCGGGATTCGATATGGATAACCTCATGTGGGATTGGACTGTCTGGTCTCGGCCAGAGCAACAAGCACCACAAGGCGACTGGTCGATATGGATGTACCTAGCAGGACGCGGTGCTGGTAAGACTAGAGCAGCAGCTGAGTGGGTAAGAGAAGAAGCTAAGCATACCGACACTGGCCAACGCCGTTTCGCGCTGGTAGCTCGTACAGCTGCTGACGTACGTGATGTTATCGTTGAAGGCGAGTCAGGAATCATAAATGTTTCAGCGCCAAGCGAACGCCCTTTGTATGAGCCGTCGAAGCGAAGACTAACTTGGCCTAACGGTAATACTGCTACATGCTTCACAGCTGATGAACCAGACTCCCTCCGTGGACCTCAGTTCACGCACGCATGGGGAGACGAGGTTGCCGCTTGGCGACAAACGCCTGACGCAGCTGGCATGACAGCCTTTGACAACTTACGCGTAGGTGTACGTCTTGGGCAAAATCCTAAGATGATGATTACCACCACGCCGAAGCGTGTGCCACTTCTGTACTCACTTCTTAAGGAAGCCGAGACTACTGGGCGCGTAGCTATCACCCGTGGATCTACGCTGGATAACTCCGGAAACCTTTCTCAAGCTTACCTCGATGCGATTCTTGGAGTTTACCAAGGAACACGTCTAGCTGCACAGGAGCTATACGGTGAGATGCTCTCAGATGTTGAAGGAGCTCTATGGACGCTGGAGCTCATCGACAAAGGCCGTGAAATGGTTATGCCTCAAGGTGTGCCTCTTCGTGTAATTGGGGTTGACCCATCGGTAGCTGAAAACCCACGAGATGAATGCGGGATTATCGTTGTAGCTTCTACTGGAGACAGAGATCTTTACAAACGTCAGAGCTGGATACTTGAGGACGCTTCCATTCTAGGCTCGCCTACCGTCTGGGCCCAAAAGGTTGTCGCCATGGCGCGTAAATGGGGTTGCCCAGTGGTCGCTGAGGTCAATCAAGGTGGCGCCTTGGTAAGAAATGCCATTAACACGATTGACCCAACGGTAAAGGTCCTCGAGGTTCACTCTAAATATGGCAAAGCATTGCGGGCTGAGCCTATCACCCTTGCCTATGAGCAAGGTCGCGTGCACCACGTCGGATACATGGGTGATCTAGAGGCTCAGATGGCTTCCTGGATCCCGGGAGAAGGAAAGTCACCGGATAGGGTGGACGCATTAGTTCATGCCCTCACAGCCCTGCTCATTAAGCCACCAGCAGGGTTCATGGGTGGAAGGATTACCGCCAAGTCACCAGGGCAACGTAAACTGCCCCCATTTAGAGGTGGTTCAACATTTAAAGTGAGATAGGGTACATTATCCTGATCTTCCTGATATAATTATCTTAACAACGACGAAAGGTACTAAAATGACAAACCCATTCACAGCGGTAATCGATTGGATCGACGACAACGCAGACTTTGGTGCGCCTATCGGAGCATTCATCGGTGTAGGAATCGCAATCACACTATGCTTTATCTTTGGTGCTTAATCCTATCTTCCTGATATAATTATATTAGTACTTCCCCACTACAAAAGGACGAAAAATGACACTAGAACAAAAGAAATATCGTGAACGTGGATTCCGCTATCGTCGAGTCTCATTCGCGCTTAAGGTAATAGCAGGATTCTGGACACTCGCAATGTTCATCATGTTCTTTGAGAATATGCAGGTTCTTACATTTGCCACTGCCATTTGCGGTTCTATCGCTATGGTTCTTCCTTCACTCTTAATCGCATCGGTGTATGACGATAGAGCTGAACGTGAGTTCAATAAGGCATCTGCCCATCAAGCAATCTTAGGTGTGGTTCGCCCACGCGACTAATCCGTTGTACAAGATAATCAAACAGGATTATAGTTCTACCAACGACAAATACGGAGGATCAATGACAAAGGGAACTGTTCAAAGAGAACAAGTGTATGTATACGGTACCTGTCCTTTGTGCAATGAAACAGACGTACTTGTCTATGAACACGAAGAACAACTCGTATGTGCGTATGACTACAGGGACCTCGTGCGTAATGTTAAACACGTTACCGCGTGTGATAACTGTGGCTCTAGCAATGCCGTTAGAGATCCATCGCATCGTCGCAACGAATACCTATGCTGGTCTTGTCACCAGGAAAATGGATTCGTGGTAAACAACACTGTAATCAAGCGAGCTCTTGTCTCAATGATATCTAACTTCAAGCATGGGAGCAAGGTGTTATGCGAAGCTGCAGGATACGGCAGTGCCTGTGATAGCAATATCAAACCTCGTGGTGCATGGGGTGGGAAGCTGTTATGTAACACTCATGGGAAAGAAGCTCCTAAAAAACAAAACAAACCTAAATCTTGAGCAGTACCAAAAACTACTCAAATAAGCCTACGAGCTAATCGTGCGTTCATAGGCTGAAGTACTACAGCACGACTACAGAGAATGAAGAGAGGAACGACAATGTCAACAGAGACTGCAACCCCAACAAAGGCAGCAGAGCTGTATACAGCTGGTAAGTCAGTAGTAGAAGTAGCATCAGAACTTGGTGTTACATACGGCAAGGCTCGCAAGCTTATCGCTGAGGCTGGTGCTGATATTCGTAATACATCAGATCGCCTAAAGGGAAAGACTCGTAAGGCTAAGTAATGTTAGCCAACCTACGCGTACTCGTGAGTAACTTAATCTGGCCTGCGGTAGCATCAGCGGTGCTAGCGGCTTTAGCCATCGTTACCTCGCTATATACAGATAATGGAAGCTTAGTGTTAGCCTTAGGGCTTGGCGCTATTGCATCAGCGTGTCTAGCACAGACAGTGTAGCAGACCTTCCATCAGAGGCTCCTTCAAACGAGGGAGCTTCTGATAGGTCTACCTGTGGGTGCAGCAATTGCGGCTGTGGTTCTAACGCTGTAAACGTCTACATCAATGACGAGGAAGATGATGACTGGGGAAGAGACATCGCCCCACTTGGTTATCGTAGAGTACAGCGGCAGGAGCTCTTTGAGTCTACGTTCCTTAACGTACTTGAAGTACTAGAGCAAAAGGCAAAGGCTGCACTTGAACGAGCTGAAGCTAAAAGAGATGCCAAGAAACAAAACAAAAAATAGCCTTTAGGCTACTGTTTATGGTATAGTTAACACCAGGCAAACAGCCTACTACGGAGAGACGAAAGGACTAACAATGTTATCCCTTCTTATCTCCGCCCCTGTGCAAGCGGTAGAGGACAAGCGTAAGCTTGAGAAGCATAGCGGTAGCAAGAAGCTCATTGGAACTTCAATGGGTTGTCCCATCCCCGACCTAAGGAGGCGAACTAGCGTTGCAAAACCTCACATTACGTGGACTAGCAATGTCGACAGCGGCCTATGTATTGGCACTAACAATCGGCACATTCTCAATCGTTATGGCGTCGTCCAGCACAGCTGATGACACTGTAGCGGTAAAAGCAAAACCAGTTGTTGCGGTAATCACTACCGACCCACTGGTTAAGTACAAGAACGCAAAGGTATTAACTGACGCAGAGTTAGTTGAACTATTGCAAGCGGTAGGCTTCGAAGGTAAGGCACTTAAACTTGCCTGGGCTACTGTTATGAAAGAATCTCGTGGGCACCCTACGTCCCACAATAAGACAGCCAGTACTGGAGATAACTCATACGGGCTATTCCAAATAAACATGATTGGCTCATTAGGCTCTGATCGTCGTGCAAAGTTTGGCATTGATAATGATGCGGCGTTGCTTGACCCAGTTGCTAATGCTAAGGCAGCCTACTACATGACAGCCCAAGGAACTGACTGGGGTTCATGGGGCTTAGGTCCTAATGCCTATGACGGTGATCCTGCGGAGCCTTCCCTTACAAGGTGGCTCCCTAAGTTCCCATCGTCAAAGTCGTAGTTTTATCTAAGGATTATAGTGTACCTATGAGCGAAGATATTACTAACATTGACCAACACGAAGATGATTCATTTGCGGTGCAGCCTGAAGAGGCACAACCTGTAGAAGAGATCATTATTGAAGCAGAGATAGAAGCGCCTGTAGTCGAAGACATTGTTGTCAAGGCTCTTGTAGTTGAAGCCCCTGCGGTAATCGAAGCACCAGTTCCTTCAGCTCCTAAGGCTGCGGTAAGTGGCGCTGACGCCGATGAGGTTTACTTAGCTAACTGTGTGTATAAGAATACAGCAGCACGCAAGTCTTTAACTGTCCATCATCTACAACGTCGTCTCGCGGAGCTTGGCTACAACGAGGCTATGACAGACAAGGATGGTTGGCTAGGCGATGAGACTAAGACAGCCATTGAGAAGTTTCAAAAGGATAAAGGCTTTGAGCCTAATGGCATGATTGATGAAGCAACGTTCATTGCTATCTTTAAAGGTGACATGAATGTAGTTCCAATAGTTTAATCTTTAACTAAACTAATAAGCCCTGTGCATTTACTTGCACAGGGTTTATTTTTTATATCTACTATATGTATAGCTCATCTAAGATCTATAGTCACTACAACTACTACACTACATAACATTTTATCTACCTGACAAAGAACTATTATTTTTATAATAATTATTGCTACTATTACTTTTACTTTTTATTTTTCATAACAAATACTCGTAAGTGCGCTTAACGGTTGGAGACGTTTTTGGAAGCACCAAACTCATGGCATATCCATTTCTCACGTCCAAGCCATTTAACCAAAAGGTACTGCTTCTGCTAGTTTTGTACATCATCTTATGACCGCAAAAGTGTACACGTCTTCGCAGAAAGATGATACTGTATTCACATGGCTAAGGCGCAAGAACTTCCGCAGGCAGAGAAAGAACTTCTCGCCACACTGCACAAGGAGCAACTCTGGCGTCGTGTTCAGGAGTTAAACGAAGCAGGCTGGTCGTTACAATCCATCGCTAATGGATTCATCCCCGAGAAGCGGCGTAGCACCATTCGTTCGTGGGTTGTTAAGGAATTGCCCGAGCGCGAAGTTATCACCGCAGGTTTCCCTATCCCGAAGCCTCCCGTTAAAAAAGTAAAGTCACGACGCAAGCGTGTGCCCTCACCTGGGATACCGTTAGACGAGCAGTTGCGTATCGCGAGACTGTCACCGCTAGCGCGACGCTATCGCGCCCGCACCGCTCCTTCGTCCTCTTCTTTCACCGCGAATGTCGAGCTTACAAGTATCGCAGGACTTCTCTACAATAAAGGTGTTACCGTGTCAGAGCTTGCCCGTGCGTCCGGCGTAACCTACCGCGCGATGAAACGCCGCGTGGATAAGGCAACCCAATGAAGATCCGTCATGACATCTTCCCTGCTTCCATCCTAGTTGCATCCCCTGATGTATTTCAGGATTTTACCTTAGCTTCTACTTCTTCTTCTTCTCTTACTAATCCAACTGGCGCTCGTAGTTTCACACGAGTACGCCTTGTAGTTATGGAAGATTCCATTACCCCTCCCACCCAGATAGTTCTTGTTGCCGCGGATCATCCTGACGGACCGCGCCTGGTCTTTAGGGAAGTTATACGTACGCTCAACTGGTCTGGAAACAAAAGACAAGATTCTCAGCTTATCACCAAGTCCGGAAAGGTTATCGCCTTTAAGTACGTCCGCGGTTGCGACTGCGGTTCACGGCTCCGCTCCTGGAGCCCTTACCAAATAATGAAAGAAGAGATAACATGACAACAATAAGCAACTTGCCAACAAGTATAGCAGCCCTCAGTAACATCTCAGCACTACACTTCATTGTCCTAGTATTCTTTGTCTTCCGCGTCACCCGAGCACTTGTTTATGACGAGATATTCTCTCCGGTTAGAGAACTCATCTGGTCTAAGAAGTCTCCCGAGGATAGCTACCTGGGCTTCTTCTTTACATGTCACTGGTGCGTCTCGTTATGGGTTGCGCTCCCGGTTGTGGTTTTTTACGCCGCTTTTCCAAGTATCACTTTCTTAGTAGGGTGTATATTTGCCCTGTCCGGTTTAGTTGGACTAATAACCGCGCGTATAGATCAAGAATGATCTGGCGTTCCGTTACGGCAATGACGAGGAGTAATAAGTAGTGGCAGTCTTTAGTAGCAAGAATGAAAAGCCATCTCGCGCTCAACGCCGCGCGCAACCTAAATCTTCTCGTGTCGTTCCGCCAAGCTCTATCAACATTACCTCTAACCCTAACTACGCCCAGTCGGCTCCTTACTCTGCCCCTCGCGCTCTCACAGCCGCGGCGGTTCAGATTCCAATTAAC